GATGGGTTTCCCGCTTGGGGTCACTGGCTCCGGGTGGTTTAGCTCAACACGCATCCCTCTGGGAATAGAGAGAAGCCTGTTGACTCTACGCGCGTATCGACAGATACTACGCGAGAGGGAACACCAAGGTCTCTAGGGAGACAATTGTGTTCCATGAAGTAGAGGTGGTCTCGCTCCACTTCTGCTTCATCACTAGCGTTCAAAATTCTCTTTGAACGATAGGGATTTATCGCAGGTAGCCCACTCGCCTTGAGTAGGTTATCTGGAGGGTCACGAATACCTGTAATTAGGATCGGGTGACCTGTCGGCCCTCTTGCATATTTTACTGCAAGAAGCGCCGGATCGCGATACCTCTGCGGAATGTATCCCGCAGTGAGCATCGGTGTATATCCTGGTCTTTCTTCTTTGAGGAGGATATGCACACCAATTAGTGGAAAGAATATCTCTGGTCCACGAGTTGGTCTAGAAAGCCGCTCTCGCAATTGCAAGATCTGCTCTCTGTCCTTGTCACTTAGGAATCCGGGTTGGGGTAGGACACGTGCCGGTACGGCGCGTACTTGCCTCGGTCCCTCTTCCGTCATGACAGGTCTCGGATCTTCTATGATAATTTTATCAGAGAGGACCGATATCAGACCTGTATCGATTTCTACGATAGTAGGTCTGATTGGATTGTCCAGGACAAGCTCTTTATACTGTCCTGCGGCAATGTACCTCGCTAGTTCTCTTATCGAGATATTAGTGAAGTGTAACACGACCTTGGTGAGGGGATCTCCCATCATCATGCCGCGTCTGAGTTGTATGACCCTGGTCACAGGATCGATATCACTCTTTGTACCTATATGGGAAAATATACCTTTCCCGTTAAAGTACACAAGTCGTGGGGAGAAACATGTCTTCACCACAATTTGTTTAAGTAATGGCGGGATTCCACATCTCGTCATCCACTTATTCGCTATGATCCTACACACAGTATGATGCATGGCGTCCGTCGCAGTTACAAAATCTGTACACTCGGCGAATATGTCATCATATATAACTTCTCTTATAAATGATGACGGCGTTCCTACGTCGGTTACTGACCGTACATGGAATGCTTCCGAGGAATTCTTGAAAAATTCCCCGAATAAGTTCCAGCCATGGGCATCTTTACCCATGCCAGACTTACTTGTGTCAACTTTCGAAAGAGGGTATGACACAAGCTTGTTGATAGTGTCTAAAACAATTTTTAGACATATCATACCTTTAGTTACGGTACGGGCTTTTGCCGGTTCCTTAACTACTGTCACATAGACCTGAGAAGCTTCCTCAGGTTCCATGCGGAGTACTTCTTCTAGAGATCTCCAGAAGATATACTCTCCTGCTTCCGAATTGGCTAGAGTAATAAGTTTCTCTAGTCGACCGGTGTAAAGGCTAATCACTTTCGCTGGATAGCCGTTACGCGCTTCAGCCATTAGCTCGCTAATAGCTTGTAGCGAACCTCCTTCTTTCCGGGTCTTCTCCCAGCAGGCAGAGGTTGTTATGCTTATACGCGCCTTTGTGGAAAGGCCTGTAAAAGCATTGTCTGGGACTCGCATCATTGCAAGTTCCATACCTGTCGAGATGAGCTTAACCTGTTCGGGTTTAAGTTCTCTCGGTACAGACGAAATCAGAGTTAGAAACTTTGCTTTCGACTGATAGACGACTAGTGGAGGGGGTGTACCCATCCCTCTCGTCTGTGTCAGAGATGATCTGATCGCTGTCGACCAGATGTCTCCCTTTACTTCCAGACCTGTCCTATAGATAGGTATGAAAGTCCTAAGCCAATGAGGTGTTTCCATCTCAAAGTCCTTAGATCTGATATATGCCTCTCTACCCGAGAGAGCATACATCTTGAAGGTTTTCCGGACCTTTTTAAGTTCGGAGTACCTCGTATCTATTTGGAGAACTTCCTTATGTAGTTCCCCATCATAGAACTCGTCGTCAATCAAAACGCCGAGATACTTGAGGACAAATAAGTCGAATTTGTCCCAAGTCCATAATTCGTTCGGAAATGATAAATATCTCTGAAGGAATATTCCCTGCACGGTTTTTAGACACTCTAAGAGCCGCACAGATCTCGCCCTGATATTTCTTATAGAATTATCACGGTAGATTCTTTCCCTACACTTCTCAGACCAAGAAGGGTGAGGAAGTCCACGAAGAAGGTTTGAAATCTTCTTCTGCAGACGTTTTGCCCAGGGACTACTAGAAGTAGTTCCTGAAGCAATTTCCACGAGCTTCCTACCCCAGTAGGTTCTCTCGTAGATAAAGCGAATTTTTGTCGCTGGGTCAGAGATATCCGGAAAGGATATCCTCTTTCCCTTTCCACCATTCCAACCTGGAATCAGGCTGGATGGTATCTTGTCTTGCAACCGGATCTTATTCCCGTGCCAGACATTAAGGTGCAAGTCGCGAAGGTATCTCCCCGGCTTGTGCCCTTGCTCACAATGCACGGCATCGCGCATTGAGGCTAAGGAGTAACCCTGTAATATTTTCCATATATCAGAGTACTCGAGAGAGTAGGGATTCTTTCTTGAATACCGTATCTCTTTAAGAAGTTCATCATGATTATCTTCATTTTGTTCTTCCTGGAAACTAAGAACACCGTCCTTAGTTATCCTTATGTAAGATCCGTCTTTTATACGACTTATCCTACATTGGTCGGAGTGTCTTACTAACGTAAAACCTCCTTCCATCATGGCGGCGGCTTGTGTTTCCGCAAGCGCGTTGCCCGAGTGGTAAACAGCCAGAACATCTGGTACTTGTTTAACCGATAGACTATGAGTCCCAACTAAATAGTTGCGGTCGTAGTCTCGGTATGCTAGAGTGATTAATTCGCTCGTAGCAATACCGTACGCCTGTCGAAATCGCGTTTCGCTTCCGACATGAGCGTCCAGATCAGGTCTAACCTGAATCTGGTGTAATGCTTTGCACTCATTTTCATGAGTCTCAG